TATGAATTTAAGAGACAAAGTAAATAAAATAAAATATGAGGATGTTGCTAATTATGAAACTGAAAGAATATCCAAAATATTAAAAGATAAAGAAATTCCTTTTGAAGAAAAAGTAAAAGTATTAGAAGATTTCTTTGTTTATGTAGCTCCGTCTTTTATAAAAGCACAAAAACTACATGGGTTGTGGCCTTCAAATATTAAAACAGGTTCAGACTCTAATTTAACTACTTATAATTATTTTCAAAATAAATTTGGTGTAAAATTAAAAGACTACGGTTTTACTGCTGCTAAAAATGAGTCTATAAAACTAAATGGTAAGCCAATGGCTAAACCACCTACTAGACCAAGCCAAGGTTTTAAACCTAAAGACATAGCTAATATTGAGAAAAAAATACAAAAAAGTGATCAGTTTGCAGATAAAAACAAAACATATCTTGTTAATAAAATAGGTGAATTAGTTTCAGAAGGTAGAGCAGATTTAGCTTTAGAAATATTAGATACTGCTGGGCTTTCAAGTGATACTGCTTTACGTGTAGTAGGTAAAATAATGTCATATCAAAAAAATCCTCCATCAGGAAAATATGTATATGAACATACGCCGCCTATAGATGATTTACGTAAACAAATAGAAAAAGTTTTAGAAACAGATAATGATTCTGAGTCTGTAAAAAGAAAAGTTAGAGCAATACTTGATACTAGTAGAGTTGATCTTATTGATAAAGGTTTAGAAGCATCATTACCTAAACTAACAGGTAGAGATATAAAAACTAGATTAGCGGGACAAAAAGTAAAGTTAACTGATATTGTAAGAGCAAATGAAAACTTAGTTGAAACAGAAACAAAAGCTAAAAGTAAAATAGCTAACACAGCTTCTGATATAGTTAGTGATAAACAAACAACTGCTGAGGTTAAACAAACACTAGTTAATTCACAAGATGCTAGAAATAAAGCTCAAGAAGTAAATAAAGAAACTAAAGGTTTAAGTGCTTTTGACTTTGATGATACACTAGCATTGACAAAAGAAAAAGTAATAGTCACTGTACCAGAACAAGTTCAAGAAATAACTGGCACTGGTAACGCTGTTAAAGTTATAAATACAGTTTACAAAGGAGCTGTAGATTTAATAGCAAAAAATAAAAAAATAAAAAGTATAAGCTTTAGCTCAGTCGCTGAGGAGTCTAGTAGAATTAAACTTTATAATACATTAGCTAATAAATTAAAAAAAGATTTAGGTTGGAGTTTAGATGTGTTTGAAACTACAGGTTTTGGAAAAAAAGAATCAGAAGATTTTACTTTAACAAAACCTAAAAAACAAAAAAATATAAAAACATTAGGTTCTAATTTAAATTTTACAGAAGATAGTGTTGGAAATTTTAAATCTTCTTTTGAAATAAATAATAGAACGTACAACGTATCATTAGATAAAAAAGGAGAAGGAGATTATGAGCTTAATTTTAGTTTAACAGGCGAAGGCAAAGGAAAAACTTTTAAATTAACTGCAGGTGAATTTGCTGTTCAAGCAGAAGACTTAGCTGCTCAAGGAGCTGAGTTTGATTTTAGTAATTTTGAAAATGTAGACTTATCTACATTAGAAGGTCCAATGGTAGATGAAGCGAGGAAAAAACAAAAGAAGTTTGGACCAAAAGATATATTCGTTGTAACAGCTAGGCCTAATGCATCTGTAAATGCTATCCATAGATTTTTAAAAGGTATTGGTTTAAACATACCTAAAGCTAATATTACAGGTTTAGGTAACGGTGAGCCACAAGCTAAAGCAGACTGGTTTTTACAGAAAGCTTCTGAAGGTTATAATGATTTTTATTTTTCTGATGACTCATTATTAAATGTTCAACAAGTTAAAAATGTATTAGATCAAATAGATGTTAAATCTGAAGTACAACAAGCTATTGCCTCTAAAGAACAAACACTAGATGAACAGTGGAATAAACAAATAGAAGAGGTATACAGTGTAGAAGCAGGTGAAACAATAAGTGATGTCAGAGCTAGATTAGAAGGTAGGAAAAAAGATGGTGGTTTAATTAAAAGAATAGGTAAACAATTTACAATCACTGCATCTGCAGCAGACTTTTTAGGTTTATTATATAGCGTTGCGGGTACGGGTAGACAAGGTGATAGACATTTAAAATTTATTGATGACTACTTAATTAAACCTTATAATAAAGCTGAACAAGAATTATTATCAGCTAAAGTTACAATAGCTGCGGATTTTGCTGCTCTTAAAAATGCTTTTCCAACTATAAAATCTAGAAAAAACAAACTAGGTATACCAAGAAATCCATTAACTGATGAAATAGGTGTTGGTCCTTATACTAAGTCACACGCTGTAAGGGTTTATCTATGGAACAAACAAGGAACTGAAATACCTGGTATTGATCAAAAAGATGTAGATGCTTTAGTTGAAGCTGTTGAAAATGATTTAGAATTATTACCGTTTGCAGAAAATATTTTATTAATTCAAAAAGGTGATGGTTATCCTGCGCCTAAAAATGCATACTGGGTTGGTGGAGATATAGCTTCAGATATAATGAATGGTTTAGATACTACATATAGAGCTGAGTTATTAACAGAATGGAAGCAAAATGTAGATATAATATTGTCTGATAAAAACTTAAACAAGTTAGAGTCTATTTTAGGTAGCAAATGGGTTGAAGCTATAAAAGATTCTATAAGTAGACAAACACGGGGTAGTAATAGGCCTATATTTGAAGGAAGTGGTTCTCGTCAAGTTAACGATATGCTTGATTGGCTTAACGCTTCTGTAGGTGCTGTGATGTTCTTAAACATGCGTTCTGGTTTACTACAATTAATATCTAATGTAAACTTTATAAATTGGGGTGATAATAATATATATAACGCCTCTAAAGCTTTTGCTAGTAAAGAATATGTACCTACTGTATTAAAGCTTATGAACTCTGATTATCTTGTTAATAGACGTGATGGTTTAAAGATAAATGTAAATGAAGCTGAATTAACAGAAGCTGCTAATAAAGGTGGAATACAAGGTATGATTAGTTATCTACTTGATAAAGGTTTTATTATAACTAGAATTATGGATAGTTTAGCTATTGCTACTGGTGGTGCTACCTTCTTTATTAATAGACAAAAATCTTTATTAAATAGAGTAAATGAAAAGACTGGTGAACTCTATACACCAGCAGAAGCAGAAACTAAAGCATTTGATGATTTTTATGCAATAGCAGAAGAAACACAACAGTCAAGTAATCCTAGTAAAATATCATCTCAACAAGCTAGTTATGGTGGTCGTTTGCTATTGTCTTTCCAAAATGTTACTATGCAGTACAATAGAAAGACTAAAAAGTTTATACAAGATCTTTACAACAGACGTAGAAGACCAGGTATGACTCAGCGTGAAAGTGATTTAAGTAATATATCAGGAGTTATATACTATGTAGGTGTACAAAACTTAATATTTAACGGATTACAACAAGCTTTGTTTGCTCAACTATTTGATGATGATGATGAATACAAAAAAGAACAAAGCAAAACAGCTAGAATAGCTAACGGTATGTTAGATTCATTATTAAATGGATTAGGTTTTGGTGGAGCTATTGTATCTACAGTTAAAAACTTAGGCATGAGATTACTTAGTGAAAGTGAAAAAGAAAGTCCTAAATATATTGATGCTGTGGATACTGTGTTTGATGTATCACCTGTTATAGATGCTAAGATTAGAAAACTAAAATCAGCTGCTAAAACTTTTGAATGGAACATGGAAGATATTAAAAAGAGAGGTTGGAACTTAGAAAATCCAGCTTATCTAGCAGTGTCACAAATAATATCAGCTTTTACAAACGTTCCTGTTGATAGGGTTTTAAGAAAAGGTATGAACATAGCTCAAGCATTTGATGAAGAAACTAAAGCTTGGCAAACAGTTGCGCTATTAATGGGTTGGTCAGGTTGGAACGTAGGTTTACCATATTGGGGACTGGAAAGTACTATTAAAAGAGAAGCTGAAGAAAAAGAAAAATTTATGGAAAAATATAAAAATGATGTCCGTAAATTTAAAAGCCAAGGATTTACTAAAAGAATACCTTTTACAGGAGCAAACGCTTTACCAAAAGGAGGCAAACCAAAAGGTAAACTTGGTGTTGATTACATAGCCATAGAAAGATATGATGGCAAAATACAATATTATATAAAACCTAAAAAATGAAAGAAAAATTTAAAAAATTCGTAGACAAACTACAGAAAGCTTGGAACGGGCTATTATATAAATTAATGTTTAAAAAATATAAATA